TTTAACATCAGCAAAATTAGAGCAAGCTTTATACTTACCTTTAGCAATATCTACCTCTTCCGATACACCGTACCAATCATCCATCGCTAATAATTCTAATATAGTCTTTATCATATTATACAAATATATCTGTTCTATCTGCTGTTATTGTTGTTATATCTGCGGTAAGTACTTGTCCATCTGTACCGGTTTCTCCATCAATAGTAAATATCTTAGATTCGTAAACCTTACGATAAGTAAGTAATTCTAATTGTGTTTTACCTGTATTGAGATTAGTACTTATAGAATTAATCGTAAATAGGCTATCTTGTATCTTAATCTTATCATTAAGTCTATAATTTAACACCACATAAGCAGGTAAATTTACAGTTACCTTATGGAGTCTTTTGGTTGCATCAAAAGCATCACTAACATATGTGCGATAGTATTTATTGTATAGTGAGTTTATATCCTCGTCTGGGAAATAAGCATACCCTGCGGTATTTTGCCATTCATCCTCCTCAACATCAAAATTAAGAGTAGCTGATGGAGGAACTGTTGGCGTACCATCATTTATTGAGTTAGCTGGGAAGAAGTAACTTGTAACAGCAGTAGCCGTACTAGTCTGACCTGACTTGTATATCCAATTTAAGAATCTTTCAGTAGCCCCAGATATATCCATCTTATTTGCGTAAAACAATAATGGTTTATCTAATACCGGGTCATAATTACCTTTTTGCTTACTCGTATAAGTTGGAGGGGTGGTTGTCAAGTTTTCATCTTCAGCATCACTATAGTTAAATTCACCTGATGCTGAATACCCCCATTGGATTAACGTGTCCCTACTTTCTGCTGATTTATTCCCATCTATAAGCCTCTCATACTTCATATGGGAGAATGGGAGTTTTATCTCATATACCTTCCCTATATCTACATTTGGATGGTTCTTTCTCACATTATAAGTAGAATCTCCAAATACCTCACCAAAGGCTTCTTGATGTTTCTCCGACAATAAATACTTTGGGTCTTGATACTTAAAGTATATCTCAGTAAATGGTAATACAGAATCAACATCGTGAGAAGTTATATCGGTGTATTCTGTTAAATCTATTAGTCCCTTGAAATGGTTATCCGATACATTCTTATAAAACTCATCTAGGGTATCTACAAATATTTTACCGTAATCAGCATCTCTTCTGTCAGTAATGTAATATGCTGTTAGATTAAACATCTTGAATAATCCGGTTAAGAAATCCATAACCCCTATATCAGGCATAAAATTCTTATTCGATAAGTTTATGGTTGGATTAAGAGATACTAATGGGGTCTTGTAAATTTCCGCAGATGGCGCACCAACATAATCTAACCCAAGTTCTCTTATCATAAACTCTAATTGAGTGTCTGCTTCAACAAACAATCTGAATTGATGGGTTCCTGCTTGTTTAGTAATTACAAATTCAACCTCAAGGTTACCAGACCCATAGCTAAATCTTTCATAAACCTTATTTGCTCCAACATCAAATAACTTAACTTTTATATTAGAATCCTCAGTTATAGAATCTATTAATACATCAATTCTATAATCTCTTGTAGCGTTTGCGTTTAAAGTTATTATACCTGTTGTATTGTTTACATTCCATAAATTAGTGTCAACAGAAGATGAACCTCCTTGTTCTTGATATATTTCTGTTAACTGAGTTCCTAGTGATGTTAATCCTATTCTAATACTAGAAGCATAAGACCCATAGTCCTCTTGCTCATATATCTCACCTCTAACAGCACTTAACCACATATAAACCTTATAGAATGGCTCATTTGTAGTGGAGAAGAAATCATCAGTAAACTGAATATTATATCTAGCCTCAATAGCTTTTATAATGTGGTATATTCTTATCGCAGGTTTTAAATCACGATACTCAAGACCTCTAAGGTTATCTGGAGAAATTGGGTCTCTATATAAATTACCATCTGTGTTTTCCGGGTCTGTGTCTGAAAACTCTGTATTGTAGAAAAGACGTTTTCTAGATGTTATAAGTGGATAGATTAACGCTTCAGTATCTTCTCCAACAGTAAGCCCATTTTGAAATATCTCTTTTACGGTAGCATTATCATATTGGTGGGTGAAGTCTTCAAGGTCCAATGAACTTAGTTTGTCATCACCTATAGCATCTTTTAATGATACTAATTTACCGTAGAATGTAAGGGTGTAAGAATGAGCTTTGTTTTGCATCATCTTAACACTATTAAGATATACTTTACCTTCTCTAAACGGCAAATAGTTTATATGGATTTCAGCCTCTTTCTTAATCCTTGAATCATAGTATCCCTCCGTTATATTATTGTTGTAATAATGGCGAAATATCTTGTTATTTGTCGAAGAGGCAGGTACTGTAAATGTCTGAGAATAATCAGTAAATATTTTACCAATATCTTTTATATCTTGTATTGTAGACGTTACTTCTATAGTCTCATCTTGAAACAAGTCTACTCTTTGACCCTCTATATATAATTGTACTCTTTGCATTACCTAATAATATTTACCTCGTTAAATCCATATTTGAAGTCAAGAGTGTAATCTATTAATTTGTCATTGAGTGATGTTTTAAATGATAGTGATCCGGTTTGTGGTAATATTGGATAGGCTTGTCCTCCCTCTGTTATCCAAGCGTATTCTGTTAGAAGGAGTTGTTGCAATACATCGTTGTATTCCTCATTAAGAAACCCGGTATTCATAGAAAATGTTTTGTCTATCTCCACATTTAGAATCTTATCGGTGGTATCTTGATAATTATAGAATACAGACGCATCATTTAATACTCCAATAGTATTTATTCTATAGGATTCTCTTTTTATGTTGACGCTATCTTTTCTTTTCTTGTAGAACCAAATATCTTGTATAACCCCATATTTATTTACAAATGATACCTTATAAGGAGTAAATCTGCTTGTAGATGAGCAAGTCTCATCATCATAACTAGCAGCTACAGTTAGCGTTTGTGTAGAGGCATCTGATAAGGTTATTATGATTGTGTCGGGATTACTTGAGTTACTTGGATATTTTATAAGGTCATCCGGCTCTTCGTTGACCGGAGTTGTTATAGGGGTATATGTTATTGTAGATAGTGTAGACCCATCTTTATTAAATGCAACAGAAGTTACTCCTCCCTCTCCAATATAGACTGGTACAGTTACTGCCTCATTAGTAGGAACATATAAATATTGATTGTCTATTTGTTTTCCGATTCCCAATACAGGATTTATACCATCTTTGAAATACCCATAACCGGTAGAAGCTAAATTATATCCGGTTGTAGTATCGGATTTAAAGTCATCAAAATATCTTACTAGTCTCCAATATACCCAAATATGGGTGGAGATTGTGGTATAGTTATTATTAAATTCAATGTCAATGTAATCCTTTACTAATTCTGATATCTCAAATCTAATGTGTTGCTCACCTGATATTACTGATTTACTTATAGCATAAGTAGGGTTGGTTGGTCTATCGGCTGTAAACTGACCGGTATACACCCAAATGTCTAAATCCCCATACAATAGTTTAGCTGCCATTCTATCTATATTTATGTATTATAAATAACAATCATAAGTTAATATTGTACCTTATAATGCTTTTTTTAACACCTCGTAGTATTTGTAAGACGCAAAACTCTTATCAATAACCAAATCTTTTGGAGGTATTTCCCTTATATGTCTTCCCTTGTAAAATAACCCATCTCTATCGTTAGTTACTCCTGCGTTATGGTATATTAATGAGTTATCCCAATCTAATATTGGGTTTGTGGCAAATATAAAATTCATCTCACTTATAATTGATGTTTGTCTTTTGTTCTTCCATAGATTCCATAATACCCCCCACATATCCGCACACCATATTTGTAGTTCGTGGTAATCAGGATTCTGTTTCTTCTTCTCCCTATTTAACTTGCTTATTTCTCGATACAGATTAGTAGAATCTATTTCTACAAAATGCCAAAAGAGATAAGATATGTTTTTAAGAAGGTATTGCGCTCCTCCGGAGTTTTGGGTATTTTCCAATACTAAATCAGGTCTTATGTTGGCTACCTCTACCATCTTGTCAAATACATCTTGACCCTTTGATAATATATATTCAGCTCCAATATATGATTTAGTGTTGGATAGGTAATTTATATCATCATCAATATATTGTTCTAATTGAGGCTTTCTCGTAAATAGTATATCGCAATCGTGGTAGAATATAGCCTCATCACTTAATTTTGGATGGAGCTTAAAATGTTGCTTTAATATATTAGGTCTTATAGATGATATGTAGGATTTATCTATACGTTTGTCTTTATAGAAATAGAAATTAACCTTTGGATATTTATCCGCTAATTTATCAAAATATTTATCAGCAGTATTGTCAACCCCACATATAACGTCTACATTTTCTAGAGGTATCCCTACATCTCTAAAGTTATACAACATTATATCTATCTGCCAAGCAAAATACAGATTAGCAGGTTGACAACAAATATATCTCATTAACCTTCTGATATATCAACATAGAAAGCATCATTATCCGCAACACTTGTAAATGTGTGGGATTCTCCACTAACAACTTCTCCAACAGTAAATGTTGAGGTTTTTTCTGCTGAATTTAGATTTCTACTGAATAATATTGTAGTACTATCAGCTACTGTGTTGTCCGGAGATGTTCTAGTAACAGATGCTGTAACATCAGATATAACGTTTGCAAGTGTTGTAAGGTTGTAACTTCCATTTATAGGGAGTGTGTGGGTTGATGTTTTTACAACAGGTATGTTATTGATTAAAGTTGTATATTGATATGATATTTGATACGATGGGTTTTCTCCAACAGCTTGTGTTAATGTTGAATTAAACGATACGTTAGATGGTGAAGGTTGAGTTGTAGTACTTGTAGTTGTTGTCGTTGGACAATTAGCAACTGTAAGTCTAAATGTATCACTAACATCACAAGAACCAATATCATCAGAAGCAATTATATTTATTTTTACATCGCCACAAAGTTGACTTGTGTTTGTGGTAAATGTTATGTATCCTCCAATTTGACTTATAGATACTAATTCTTGATCGGAAGGTAGTGTTGTTACTGTATAAGATAAATTACCACTAGAGCCGAAGTAAAGTGCTGTGTTTAGTATGTATGAGTTTCCATAATCTACTGAGGCATCAGCTATAGATTGAGTTAATGTTATACCCCCTTCTGTACATCCCGGTGCTTGAGTAGTTGGAGGGAAAGTTGTTTCTGTACCAGTAGCCGTAGCGGTACAAGTGGTTAATGTTTCTCCTGAGTTAGTGTAACCTGATGGAACTGTTATATTAGCAGTATAAGTTTGGTCAACTCCATCTTGATATGTTGATGGAGTAACGCTATTTAGAGTTCCGGCTGAAACTGTTGCGTCTGTGTTTATTACGATAGTATTTCCGGTTGTTCCATCTACCATAGTAAACCCTGCATCACTACAAGTAAACTCAGTTAATTGTGGAGGTTCTGTTGTGGTTGTTGTAATTGGGTCTGCTAATAAATAGTACGGACTCCTTACATTTATCTTAGTTAGTGCCATTTTCTATAGTATAATTATCACCTTTCTTAATATAACCTGCTTTAAGCAGAATGTCTTCTATATTTAACATTATATCTTGTACCATTGGGTCTGATATAGCATCTAGTTTAGATAAAGCTTCTTGTATAGCATCATCTATAAAATTAGTTGGAGCTATACCTCTAAGATTTATTGACCTTGATATAGCGAATGCAATTCCTCTTATCTTACTTTGAGTCAGAGAACCTCCTCTTAAATTGTATAACTTTACTGGTTTGTTCTGAATCCAGCTAACAATACTTTCTATTGGAGGAAAACCACTGTTAGTTCCTTCATCTACTGCTTTTCCATATTTCAACCCCTCCAAATTCAAAGTAAATCCATCATTTGTATCTTTCAAGTAAGATGATAGTGAATTGGCTAATGTTCCGGTGTAATTTATTGGAGAGTTAAAACTTCTTCCTGTTTTAGATTGTCTTGCCCTAGATCGAGTAATTTCAGCCTTTACAATCTTTTTTAATTGCTCAGAGAAACTTTTCTCAAGATATAACTTTGTATTTTTAAATTTAGTTACCATTATGGAGCAACAGTTGTTGTTGTTGTAGTAGTTGTCATACAAGAAGTACCATCAGCGTTGATTAACGCCATCTCATCGTTTGGAATGTCGATGTTAAGAACAAGAGACCATCCGGCAAGTAAGTTCTCAAATCTATCTTCAAATTGTGTGGCAGTTGGAGAATCCACTATCTCGTAGTTGTTCTCATTCATACCTCCACGTCTAAGGGAGCTTTGCAACCCATTTACAACACTCAACATACTATTTAGAATATCCTGCTTGTTGTCTCCTTGATAAAGTGGGTTATGGGTTGTTTGTTTATCCTCTTTATACTCATCTACCACATCCATAGCAATAATATTCACACTAAAGGTCATATAGTGGTCGTTAAACGTTACATCACTCACGATAATATGGGCAAGTGGGAAAATAGTTTGTTTAGATAGGTCTACGTCAAATATATCTCCTGAGGTAACGGTATTTATATTATTATTACCGTTGAGGTAGTTGTAGATGTTGTCAATGAGGTTATAATATTCTTTCATCGCTTCATAGCTTTTTTAATCATATTCGATTCTAATTCGTTTTTCTCTTTCTCAAAGGTTAAATACATCAAACACTTAAATAACGGTTCTGATGTAACTTTGTCAAATTTTGTGATGTCTCCCTTAGCGAGTCCATAAATTGAGCTATACCAACCCCATTTCTTTCCAAAGTTTGATGTAGAGGAGAGGTTTGCGGTATTTTCCTCAATTCCTTCTCCAAATAAACTAGGGAAGCTCTCGATAACTCGATCCCTAAATTGTAAAAAAAAACCATAGCCCCCATCACAACACTAAGTGGCATCTCCTTCATCCACATCCGTATCTCATCATTTGGCTTATACGGAGCGATAGTATATTTATCTTTACTCTTAAAGTTTACCGGTCTATACAACACCGCCATTGCCTTATGGATGTCTTGCCAATCTGATATTGTAGCCTCAACGTCCACATACTCACCAAGACTCATCTCTTCTAAGTTTGGTATAAATCCCATTTCAACACCTCCAAGAGTAAAGTGGCGAGTAAGATTATACTTTTTGGAGAATGCCTCCTCAATAATCTTGAGTACCTTGTTGAACTCAACAACAGGTATCTTCTCCACATCATTCAGATTCACATTACAGAATATCTCAATGAGCTTCTTGTTGGTGAAATCCGTATACTCATCACCTTCGTTTTGATCTACGATTTTTATATATCGTTGATATTGCCCTAAGGTAATTGACTCTAAAGATGTTGGTACTTCTAATTCTATCTTAGCCATATTGTAAGTAATTTACGAAATTGTTTTTGTACTCCAAAAAATAATTACCAGTATTATACTAGTATAGTACTAAGTATAATATACTAAGTATTGTACTTACTATACTAAGTAAGATACTTACTACACTTAGTAAGATATTATAAATATATATATATATATTATATTATACTAAGTACTATAGTCCTGTCAGTTGGAGATTGCCTTAAGATATATATCCATATATATTTCCCATACTTTGGAGTCAACAACGTCTAAATGGTATAGACCCTCACTAACTTTAATATCGATATTCTCCATATCAACAATCACCTTGTAGTAGTTCTTCTTAACCTTATCAGGCGTGGAGTAAACTTCTATACCATTAAACCAACACCATACAACAGCATCATATGGGATACTACTACCTATTGAATTCATAATACAAATATAGTCAAATACCCTATTAGATTCACATTGGCAGTTGGAAAAGATTGTTTGTGTACACTCTAGCTGAATATACAAGCATATAGATATCTTTGTCAGAGTACTTATATTAATACCCCGATATATTAAATTTAAGGCTATTTTAAGCCGTTTTAAGAGACTTTTGTATCTTTGTGGTATCAATATACCACCTGTATAATTTAAGGCTATTAAAACGCTTTAAATTGCGTTGGGTTTATGAATTAAAGCGGTAAATTGATATTGGTTTAAGATATAAACATATCCATCCCGGTATTATTTAAACTTTAAACCATTGATAATTAAGCAACTTAAAAAAATAAAGCCACAAAAAAAGCCCCAAAAAAGGGGCTGTATTTTTAATTTAAGTTTAATTTATCCAACTACAAAACCCGTTGTATCTTTCTTTGCGTCTCCTTTTGCCTTAAGGCCTAGAACAACGTTTTTATTGTAGATCATTACCAGATCGCTGGTATCTCCATCGACTACAGAATACCCGGCCCAGTATCTAGGCAATTTATTGCGAAAAACTACAGAAACATTAGCACCCATATTTAAAGCGGATCGCGCTGCGCTTTCATTATCTTCAGCCCTGGAGAAAGTCAAAAAATAATTTGGGTGATCTTTGTACTTTTGTACTTTCCCTAGTATTTTTGTATAGTCATAAAAAACGGCATAATCTCCCAGCATCGAAATATCTAGCTTTGCGTATTTTTTTAGCAAATATATAAAGTCGATATCACTAGTCCCATTAAGGCGAAAAGCTATTTTTTTGCGCTGTTTACTTGCTGTTTTGTATTTTGTATAAATCTCCTTTGCCAATTGCATAATAAAGCTTTTCTTGTCTCTTAAGTAATATTCTGTTTTCGCTATTCTAGCTTCTAGTACTGGGCGCATAATACCCCGGCCGGCTGTAAATAAGCAAGCGCTAGCACATCCGTTCGATGCCATTGGGCAAATATTTATATTTTTGCTGTTTTGATTATATGGGGCTAAATATAATATAAAAGTATCTAGGCTATTTTTTGCTGTTTTCGCGTTCGATATCCCAGTACTTAAGAGGGTTTTTGGGGCCGGTAAATTGGCCCCGTTTTTTATTATATTTTGTATCTTTGTTTCTTTTGGTGTTGTCATTGTTATCTATATTTTAGGTTAATTTTATTGTAGTTTATTTTGGTGACTGTATCTAAATTGATGGATCGATATCCTCCAGCTTTAAGATCAAAAACGCGCAAAATACCGTTTTCGCTAGGTGATACTGTTTTTATAGTACGGCCGTTTTGCACCAGGTATTTTTTTACCCCAGTTCTACAGTTCATTATTCTTTTCGAGCCGTCTTTTTTTGTAAACTCTACAGTAAAAAAAGCACCGTTTAATAGGTTAATTTTCTCCAATAGCTCGAGACGTTTTAAAATTGTTGTTGTTGTTTTCATTGTTCTAAGGTTTAAAGGTTAATAATAATTTGAGCGAAAAGCCACATAAAAAATACTACTAATGTAATATTAAAAGCTTTACGGCTAATTGTGTCCAGTTTTTCGATAATTGTTGTTTTTGTTTTCATTGTTTAATGTATTGGTTAATATTTGCGTTAAAACTACTTAAAAGCGTTTAAGCAAATATAGCAACAATTTTTTTTTGTTTTCAATAGCGATCAGCCATTTTAACAAAATTTTAACGTTGTTACAAATACAACAAATTGTTACAAATGTAACAAAGGGAAGCCCCTCATCGAGACCCCCCTATTGAATTTATACCCCTATTGAATTCACAAGGGTATTGAATTCACAACCCTATTGAATTGTTAAATCTGACCGGTCTAATTTATCCTGGAGGTTGTCGAGAAAAACTGTGGAAAGTTTTTGTTCTCTTCTCCATCCGATCTCACGAGCCAACCCCCATTGAATTGCTTGTAGCTCTTCCTTTGTTAATCTTATAGTGACCATCTTACTTCGTTTAGTTTCTTAATGGTGTTATCAATACTATCTACCTGGCTCCAATTCTGACAGGCGATATGGGTACGTTTGTTGTCCTCCAGAAGTCTTTCTAGGTATTCTATTTCGTCTTTACTTAAACTCATAATTTTCTTTTTAAGTAGTCAATAAATTCTGAACGAACCTCATTATAGATTTCCTCGTAATAATCATCCCAAAGCAAATCTTTTGCTCTTTCGTTACTCCCACAAGTGTAGGCAATACCTTCTGATATATCTTGCTCTATTAGGGTGTTAAAATCCTCCCCATTAATCATCTCAAAAAGTATTGTAAATGCTTCGTTCTTTGCAGAATCTACAGCATAATCTATAGCATCGTTTATGTATTCTCTGATATCCATTATTTCTCGTCTATTTTAAGTTTAACAAATTCTTTTATCTCTCTGACTTGTTCAGAGCCTATCCAATCTATAAAGTTATAGGGGTCAAACTCAAGAGTAATGAATTCCCCACTCATATTGGACTCTACTTCTAAGTATAATGAGGCTTGCTCATTTTTCTTCCCGAAGTTCTGTGGGAGCATCATCCCAACAATTGTTAAGTGGTCATACTGATTTTCCATATTTATCTTTGTTTAAAATTATACTGCAATTTAGAAATAATTCTCCAACTGACAAATATAAAAGTGTTAAAGTTTTGTTAAAAAGAAAACTCCCCTATTTCTAGAGGAGTCATCCCAATTAACCCAAATTTAAACAAATGAAAACTCTCTTATGGAGAAAAAAAGCCTTTATCAAATATAGTTATTTTTTCTTACTATCAAAAATATATTTATAAAATCTCCAAATTTTTTCATCTAATATATCTTTGTCAAAGGTATCTTTAGATATAAATACTACTTGTCCATCATCCTCCCTTACGAGCTTATAGGTACTATCCTTTTGAATTTTAGGGTACACCCTAATATATCTCTCATTACACCAAATAAAAGCATCGTAATGGCTCTTATCAGGCACAAACATATACTTAAGACTTGGCTTCTTTTTCTTCATCTTATAATATACATTCCCTTAGGTACTGATCTAGTGAGTAGGTATTGAATTCCATAACGACTTGCATCTATCAAGTGGTTAAAAGAGTCAATAGGCTTCAGTCCTTTAACACTCCAAACGTAATTATTAAACTCCTTGACTAAGTTCTCTCCCTCCACATTTATATTGTAATCTTGCATAAGGGCAATACCGGATAATATACTACCTTTCTTTTTTATAGTAGGACTCATATTAAGAGGTGGGTTTTTCATCTTCATCTCACTAAGGAGTCGAGGTTCTGAGTTATCAGCAACTATTAAATTCCTACCTGCTATCCTTATACAATAATCATATATTTGGGAGGTAACTAATCCCTTCTTATATAGATGTTCTTTGAGCCAAATAATCTTACGTTCTTTGTCAACTGCAATTTCTACTAAGGCAGTTGGATCATTACTAAAGCCAAAATCCAAACCGAATATTGAATCTATTTCGCTATTGAATTTACCTATTTGCCAATCAGTAAAGACAACTCCTTCTGCTTGTTGTAGCCATCCTCCCAATATTTGATGTTTGTATTTGTCAGGTCTGCGTTCCTTAATCCTATCGATCTCCTTAATAAAACTATTTGATAGGTTTGTCAAGTTATCTAGGTAGGTGGTATGGATATAGGTTACACCTTCCTTTGTACCGTTGAATCCATCCTCTATCGATCGGTTTTGGAAAAACCTTTGGTATATCCAATGTTCACGAGTAGTAGGGTTTAGAACAAGGATACATCTATTCTTTGCTATCTTACTTCTGATGGAGAAGTCTATCTTATCGAAGGATGCTTCGTCATTAAGCTCTTCTGCTTCGTCTAATACAAATGTATTGATACCTTGTATAGACTTTAGCTTCGCAGTTTGGTCTCCACTTGCAGTCTTAATACCGCTAAAGTATATTGAACTACCGGTTAACTTGTTGGTAATTTCGGTCTTAGTTATTTCAAACTGATCTTGTATCCCCATAAGCTCTAGCTTCTCCCTAAACTCAGGGATAATACTCATAGATGCAGAACTCATCGTATAACGAGTAAACAAAGTCTTAGTACCCCTCTCATAAGTGAGGAGTACCAAGAAAGTGTTTACAGCAAATGATTTCCCCGAACCCCTTCCTCCGGTAACTACAAAATATCTACTTTGTGATTCGAAAAGCTGTTGGTATTTTGGGTTCAGTTCTATCTTTTCCATCTTTATGATTTATCTTTCATTATAAACATTAACAACAACATTTTCAAACCAATATCCAAATGATTCATCACCATCCGGTAGAGGTTCTGATGTGCTAGAAAGGTGGGTTGTAACTGAAAACTTAAAAGCCTTCAAAATCCCATACTTGTCATCAAAATTTAACATTTTAACTCCTGCGTGTCTAAGCACTTGTGCTGGTAATTTTTTCTTACCAAAAGACCCTACAAGTTTAGATAATGTTTCAACTAGATCATTTGAGAATGTAACGTCAATAAACTTTAATTTCCCTTTTTTAAGTGGGGAATGACTTCTAGCCAAACCATCATAACAAGTGGCAACTACCCCATTGGATAAAGTTTTCTGATAGTTAATCATCTGATTTCTTAAATGGACATAATTAGGAATCTTTTTATCGCTCCAAGACTTAACATAATCATAAAGAGTCCAAGATCTGTTATGGGCGTTGAGGTCAATAATATAGGATTGTATTTCCTCAAAGTCATCGCCAAGCCAATCAATGATTGAACAAGGGACTTCTTTAATCTTGTGGAGTCTTAATGACTCTAAGCGATGTTGTCCCTCTACAGCAAAATACTTTTTACCTCGTTGAACAACCTTGATTGTGTCTGCAAAGCCATTATCAGCAATAAGATCGTACATCTTCTGAACGTGGCTTTCGTTAATGTCTCGGTTACCATCAATTAGATTGATTTTTGTTAATGGCAACATTTCTACTTTTGAAATAAACATAATAATATAAATTTAATAATTCCTACTCTATTGGCTTTTCGGATACCGCCTTATAGGGACAAAGATATAAATTATTTTCCAACTGCCAAATAATTTATTCTTTTTTATCTTTTATTTCTTCGTGATCCACATCTATAGTCTTCGGCTTAGAGAAGTCTACAACCGGGATATTAATATTAGTATTTACGTTTAAGTCCTGTTGCTCTTTTGGCTTACCGTATCGGTACTCCCATAACATCTTAGTGTAATTGAAGTTACCTTCGGCTGCTTTCTTAGCAACGTGAATCCAAGCCTTCTCTTCACTACCAAAAGCCTTTGTTAGAGCTTTTAGAGTCAAAGCATTGGTCTCCTTCTCTTTTATCTTTGGAGGCCTACCCTGACCTCTAGATATACCTTTGACAGCACCGTTATTACGTCTACCATCTAGCTTTTTAGGTTTCTCATTTTCTTCCATTATGCATAGTTATTTATGTCTATTCCCAATACCCTTAATTTTGGAGTAACTGACTCAATCATTTTATTGAGCCGTATATTCTCCTGTTGTAAAATCATCAACCTATTTGATAACTTATCTATATGATTCTCCTGTCGTTTATAAATATCAAAAAGCTCAGGTCTGTTCTCTATATTGTTGAAGTTAATCTCTATCTGCTCTTCTAATATTTGTACATCCATCAACTCCTTCTTAAACCCAATAGGACTCCTACACCAAACATCGTTATAAGTTTTTATACTATGGATAACTGTGGAGTGGTCTCTATTTAATAAGTCAGCAATCCTTGTGTAACTAGCTGGAGTATTCCTTCTACATAATATAGCATAAACAATTCTAGCACATACATAGTCCATCCTTCTAGACTTTATAGCAATGTCTTCAAACCCATAATATCTCTCAACAGTTCTCTTAATTTCTTCTATTGTCATTTTAAACTCTTTTTGCTTGTTTGTAATCCTTATAAGCTTGAGCAATACCAGCACAACATTCGTACTGTTCAGTATCCTCATAGAAACTCATTAAGTGTCTTAAATCCTCCTCAGATACTACTCCAAGAGTAAGCGACAAATAAGTCTCATTATAACATTCTTCTTTACTATAGTACATCGTATAAATAAAACTCCTCCGGAGAACGTTTCTTATCTACAAAGTAATCCCTATAAATCTGACAAGCTGTTTCTACCTTAGCCTTACCACTAAGATAAAACTCCTTGCTACATTCAAATATGCCTAGCGCATTTGACTTCTTGTCAATTACCACAAACGTAAAGCAATCATAAGGTATGTCGAACAATGTACAATAAATATACATTTGACTATCATAATTCCACTTATTAGCGGAGTACCTAAACCCCTTGACATCATCTGTGGATTTTAGGTCTACGATATATCCATCTCCTAAGATATCAGCTTTAGCTCTAAATGGAAAACCAAATATCTCACCAATACTAGGAACCTCTTGTCTAGTATGGTGCAACATATCCATACACCTAGAGTTAACGAGAAAGGTATTTGCCATATCCTCAGCTTGTCTTTTCTCACCTATTGTATAGGCTTCCCCATATTCAGATAATGCTTCCTGAAACTTGATTGTGTTTCTACTCTTAACATCTACAAATTTTAGGGAGTCCCATTTCTTTGGTTCTAATATCTTGTAGTGGAATAGTGATCCGATTCTCAATGCGGGTGAATTTTCTTTAGAACCTCCTAAGGATTGTTGGTACTTAAGAGGTGAGTCTAATAACTTAGTACACGATGAGGAGGAGAGTGCATTCTCCCCCAAATATCCAAAGTAGAATTCATCATCCATCATCTTATTTAAGATATCCTGGATTTGCCAAAATCTACCATCTAAAGTAACAATAGTTCTTGGATTCATAATAGTATCGTTTTTAAGATACATCTCTTGACAGACTCCGGTATTGTAGGGTCTACAAGTTCTTCCTCCATTTGTCGGAGTAATTCAAGTCTAGAATAAAATTCCATTGCTTGTTCTTCGTAGTCGAAGTTTCCTAATAATTCTTTTGTTCTTCCCATTACTTTACAAGTTTTAATAGTTGTTTTATTAACATTTCTATACCATCTAAGGTATACAGAAAAGGTATCATCAATACCTCTATTATGACCTCAATAATGTAGAAGACCCCTATAAATAGGAATATCAGCGTGTAGTGGGGATTTAATAATAGTAATTTAAGTATTTTCATTTTACCTTTGTTTTTAACAAAGATAGAATAAAATCTTAATAATCCAAATTATTTTTTAGGATTGAATTGTTCTTTCCAAATTGTTTGACAAACTGCAAACCGTTGGTCTCTGTCTGGGTACTCTTCTCCTATCTTAGCATTCCCCATACAACGTCTTGTAAAATCCTTATTCGTCTCGTACTTCTTTGGTTTCAGTAGTGGCATCTATTTCTAATTTAGATTCGATTCTTTCTATTTTAGCGAGGGCTACAACTAACGCTTGTTGGGTTAGTTTTATTTCCCTCTTCATCCTAATTAACTCAGATTCTTTCATCTGTTTAGACGTTTAAGTTTCTCAATGTATAGCGTAGCATCCATAAGCTCCTCTTGTAGGTGGTTTAAAAATGCGTAAAATCCATCCGGATTATCTTGCAAGGTAGTCTTATAGGTTTCAATACCTTTTCTACTTCTACTATCGTACTTATCCTTAACAGCCTCTACGATTGAGTCTACTTTTGGATTGTCATTTGTGGAGGATGTAACATACCCTCCTGATTCTAATAAGTCAAAATATTTGTCTACTGAACTGCTCATAATTTTTTAGCGTCTTTTATATCCAACATCGCAACCATCTTTTTGATTTTATGGGTTTCTGTGAAGTGGGTTGTTTTATTATGGAATTGTACCTCCCATACAGGAGTTATTTCAAACAGATTAAAGCTATAGATTCCTTCAGGTGTTGAATTAATATATATTGGAGTATCTATAGTATCACTACATTTAAGGTGGAGTGCATCGTATTTTTTCTTCTCAATCAAAAGAGTATCATAATGCCTACCTCTACATTTCAATTCTATACGGTGGTAAAAATGCGGACTATAGCAATCCCACCTGCTCATTGGCTTATGGCTTTTGACTAAATCAGGGTATATCGTATCCTTTAGATACGCAAACAATTCCTCCTCAGTCATCACTTATACTCCTTATAAACTCTTTGGAGCTTATTATATACGTTGTCCTTAAAGCACTTGCTACAAGCTGTAGGCTCTGCATTATCCTTAAATACTCGATTGTATATTTCAATCATCCTCACTTGTTGGTCTACGGTTATTGTAGTTTTATTCGCAGTGAACAACTCATTAAGATAATTGTATTCATCTTCCAACAAACATTCTGGTTTTCTGTAGGGAAATAGATGGTTCAAAACTTTCTTACGTTCATCACATCCACAGTCCTCACCTAAAACAAACTTAGCCACCTTATCCGCACCGGTAGCCTTAAACACCTTTTCTAAGGTGTCTCCTAGACCTTGCGATCTACTTTTTTGATTTACGGTACTCTCGATACTCTTCGATTGCACCTTCTTTGATTTTCGCTTTGCCATTGCTTAATGTATTAAATATTGAACTTAAACTAATTTTAGTATTTCTTGCGATTTTTCTCATACTCATCTCCTCATAAAAATGAATATTGAATATCTTTTTGTCGTACCAATACCAATCCTCCACAATATCCTCTACCTTATCCATAACCTTTTCGAACTTTATCTTCTCTTCGTGTTTAACATCATCCGGTATTTGTAGAGCTGATATATTCAAATCTCCATCCGATAAATAAACCACCTTAGTCTTGTGGCGAATAGTAGATAAAAATAAGTTCCTTAAGGTAACATAAACATAGTAGGTGTTTACCTCTGTTTCGTTGTATAATATTTTCTCCGGGTCATCTACATAATCAGTTATCCTAACATACATTTGTTGGACTAGCTCATTAGCCTGGTCATCATCTACTCCAAATGACTTCGCCATAGCTATCCAATCATAATGCTTATCCGCTAAGATATCAATTACCCTCATCTCCAGATATGGAATGATATACCAATTATACCAATCATTAACTGAAATAGGTGTTCGGTCTCTTCGAGATCGTCATCCTCAATATCCATTTTGGTGTTCCAATAGTTGACTCCAACCATAAACCCATAAATTGGAAATAATTGTATATACATCTTTACAATTTAGTTATTATTACATCTAGTCTAGGATTTGCCTTATCAATCCCCATATAACAAGAATTCACCTCCACAACAGTAGACAAGTCATCACTCTCTATACATCCAAATTCCACCATAGCATCTTGGAAAAACTTATCTACAACACTTATCACATTCATAAGGTCTCTTGTTCTTTTGTCCGGAGCAAAGTAAAAGTACTCAATTTTAACCTTACCATTAATTCTAAAATTCAGCATCCTTGATATATCAGCTTTAAACCTCCTTTTAATATCATTGCTCACTTGATAATGCCAATTCCTATAGTTATTCAATGTCAACCACTTCCTCTTGTTGCTCCGATTGGTTATGTAGAGGGGTAGAGACATTATTATTTCCTTTTCTTCTTTCATCTATTTCCGATAAAGGTGTTGACCCATTAAAGTAATACCTTTGTTCAAAAATGTTAAATTCTATATCTCCCACCTCTTGAGGAATCCCTACAAGTTTTTGTTTCTTAATCTTCTGTGAACCAAATATAACCTTTTTATCTTTAAAGTCAATAGCCCTATTTGGTCTCCATACCATAAGTACGTTATCAGCCTTATTGGCAAATTCACTTCCCCCCTTGATATAGTTGACATCCGGGCGAGGATAACGTCCGGTTTCATCTTTTCTTGGAGTAATTTGATGAGCAACTAAATTTAGCGATACATTATTCTCCACCGCAAATTGTTTAAGTTTACTCATAAAACGTGAAATATAAAGGTCTTCTCTTTCCCCACTCAACATTTTATGTTGGATCGTATTGTATGGGTCTATTATTAAGCCTCGTATACCTTTACTCCTCACGAGATATTTAGCCTTATCAAATATTGCTCCAAGAGTAAAATTCTTTGGAGGATAAATTATAAAGAAATGGTCTTGAACAAACTTAAGACCTTCTCTATACTCATCAAGACTCATTTGCAATTTACCGTAATAAGGATCAGAAGTCTTTCCAATATACATATCCACCAAATCATTTATCAAATCATTGATAGGAAAGTTCTCCGGGGAGAATATACCAAACTTCCATCCCTCGTAAGATGACTTAATTACTGCGAGTTGATTAAGAAATAATGATTTACCCTCGTTCTGATACCCTGTCCAAACATTAACCTCTCCCAACCTCCAAGTCCAAGCATCATCAATATCTCCAACATAAGTAGTAGTACCTCTTGCAACACCATTATGAAACCCATCCATTAAACTCTCGTATACATCTCCAACAGTAAAGACACCCTCCACTTTAGGGTCTAAAGCGTTTTTAAGGCGTTCTAAGAGACTTTCTTTACCTTCGTGGAGTAATACCTCATTAGCATCTTTATAGGGGCTTAAATCGACTAATTTGCACTTCTCAGAACCAATACGTCTTAATAATTCCTTTTGAAGTATTCTCCCATTCTCATCGTTATCAGTTGCTATATATACTAGTTTAGCAGTTTCAAACACTTCGTAAGAGTTATCAATACACTTAAGTTTGCCGTCTATATTCTTATCTGTGGGGTTTGGCGCACCCATATTAACAGAAGTATGGGTAGTGATACCAGCCACCTCCCAAGACAAAGAGTCCATCTCCCCCTCACAAATAACTAATTTTGTATTGTTTACTACTCGATCATAGTTATAGATAATAGGTTGAGCATCTTTAGCTTGAGTAAAGAACTTGCCATCTACACCTCGTGTTTTATAGTTTACCATCACTCCATCTTTAAAGTAAGGAAATACTATCATAGTCCCATTGGAGGAAGATACTATCTTATTCTTATCAATCACCTCATCAGTAATACCTCGTGAATTTAAAAAGGCTCTACCCTCCTTAGTTAATTTCTGGAGGTTGTTCTTAGTTGGTATCTTGTACAAGTTGTCCATCTCTTTTGTTTTGACGTTACCTGCCCACCCACACTTATGGCAATAATAAACTCCCTTCTGAATATTTACCGCCAAACATAAATCGTTATAGTGGGTCTTGCCTACCTTAAGGCAATTTGGACATTTTAGTTTTTGCTCCTCTTGGTTTAGTGATTTTAAGTCTATGCCTAATTGTTTAAATTCTTGTATCATTTTTTTGTTTCTTGATTTGTAGTATTATACTAAGTATTATATATTATATTATATTATATATTATATTATTATATCTTACTAAGTACTATAAGTATAGTACTAAGTATATTATACTAAGTGTTATACTTACTATACTCAGTATAACTCTCCTTGTCTAAGAAAACTTTTATCGTTCTCTTTTTGCCGTAATGACCAATAGATTGAGTATTTCTAGATATAACCCCTTTATCTTCTAGACTATTCAATAACCGGTAATACGTTCTCTCACTCACATTTATGGAGGATAAAAGCTCCTTATCTGTGAGTAAACATACACCATCGTTCTGATTAGCATCCATAGCTATCTCAGTCAACAAATCAAACTCGTTATAAGTTAATTCCATCGAACACAATTTAAGTTGAAAAAGGGGAGCCTTAAAACTCCCCCTAATCTACACAAACAGAATATTAAAACGGCATATCAGTTTCTACAACATTATTGTTTGCCTTGGGCTGTTGTTTGGTCTCATTAGCAGGGACATAATCATTTATCCATACTGAATGTGATTTACCGTATTGGTCAACTTCTTTCTTTGCTCCAATAGTAAGCTTGATATAATGTTCCCCATTATACTCAAACCAATAAGGCTCTAACTTACTTTTTGCAATTGAGATGTTTACTAAGTCGTAGCCTTTAGCTTTTACACCTTGCCCTACGAATTTACGATCATTGTTTTGATTACTCATAATATAAAAATTAAAATTAAGATTGTAGTAATTGAGCAACTTCTTTGCTCACTTTATATTTCTTTCTAACATCAGTTATTGTATAACCATCCTTCATTGCTCTTTTAACATTGTCAAACTGAATGGTGTTTTTCTGAAGCCAAGACTTATTATCGTCTTCTCCACTCCCCATAGCTACCGGACTAGAAGCTACCTTGTCGTGGGTATTAGTAGCGTCAGCATCCTTAGTATCGTCAATTAAGAACAACCCATTTAACGCATACTTTCTAGCGTAAGATGAACTTGCTCCAAATGATTGTGCGATATCCATACCCTTTTTATTGGGATTAATACCAGCTTGGGCTGAAGAACTAATTGCCGTTGTACCATCTGATATAACAGCAGTAGCCTGGATAAAATACAATTCTCCTAATTGTACAGTCTCATCAGTAAGAGTAACTGTAAGATTGTACTCATTAAGTAATGGCTTTACAGCCTCTAAGATGTCCTCACAACTTCGATAGTTATAATTACCGAAACTGTTCCTTTGGTTCTTTGGTGCTTTCAGTCTCCCCTGAATAGCGACCAGTTTATCATTTATAGTTTTCATATTACAAATATAGTCATTATTTCCAACTGACAAAATATTTAGAGCAAAAAAAGAGCAGTCAATTAAAACTGCTCTCTTCTCCAAGAAACAAAGATAAACTTAAATTCCCAAAGGGAGGGGTATTAAATTCACATTTACAAATATACCTATTAAATTCACAAATCCAATGTTTTTAGTAATAATTTTCCTTCAGATTCGTCAATATCTTTTATAACCGAGTATATAAACTTACTTGACTCTTTCACTTCGTTTCTTTCCTCCTTAGTAGAATCTAACCCCAACTTAGTATAATTACTACAGTCTAGTTCTAAAAGTTTGTCAATACGTTGTTTGGCTGATTGTTGGTAATCCTCAGCAATTTTACGAGCATACTCAGTTATGTTCATTCTCATTACGATATTAAATTGATTAGACTTATCTCCCTTGACCTCTATAAGTTTTCTTATAGTTTTTAGAAGACTTTAATTTGCTTGTTTTACTCTTTGCGTGGGTATCACGACTTACTTTCTTTTTAACTCTATAAACGAATGTAATTCCTTTTGCCATTACTTCTTAAAGTTTACTCCAATTTTATCAGCAGTTCTTGCGCCAAAATACCCACAAAGAACCCAAGTCAATAGATCGGATGTATCGGAGGTATCCAACCCCATAAACCATCCCCCAACATAGCTTAAAACTAATACAGCTAATGTTAGTGGTCTAACGTTCCTTGCTAACCAGGATTGACTATGGGAGTCTGCAACCCATCTACGAGTTATCCCATCTATCTCAGCGCGTTCTATTTTAAGTTTTTCTAAAGCTACTTCCTTGTCAGCATCACTCATCTCAGAACCCCCTATAATAGCCTCTATAACACTTCCTACCGGAGTATCTTCAGCTATCTTTCCAACTACTTGAGGTATCTTTTCAAGGAGAAACTGACCGACCTTAGTATCCTTAAACTTTTTCTTACTCATTTTTTATCTCATTGTACAGTAATTGAGCCAATAGTACTTCGTGAGGATTGTCTCTACAAATATCCTCAGTAGCTATTCTATACTGTTCCATCTTGATTTTTTTTGCACTTGCACAGCTTGTTAGTACAAGAGCCAATATTACTATTACTCTCATAGCGTTTGTTAGTTTGTTGGAGGATAGCCTCCGTTAGTTTGTCGATACTTTTGCGTATCTCTTTCAGTTCGTTTCTAAGTCCATTAGACTTAATTTTTATCTCAGACATATTGTTGTTCCAACTGTGTTAGTATGTCCATATTGCACTTGACTTATCCGGGTCGTTATCAACGTGGATAAATGTTTTTGCAACTCCAATTCTATTGAATCCTGCTTTGATAAGGGAGTCAATGATAATCCATCTTTCTGTACCGCTTGTACAAGCGATATCGGCTGCGTAACCCCTAAGGTGGGAGGAGTTTGATACCCCACCGACCTTTGAATTATGAGATTCAGTTCTGTAACCACTTGTAATCTTGAACGGTATTCCTGCTGTATCTCTCGCTTTATCGAGCAACTTGAGAAACTCGTTATCCATATTGATACCGCTATTAGGTAAATCAGGCGAATCAAACTCACCAACCGTAAAGTACTTTGCCTCATACATACTGAACAAATAATCCAATTAACATTAATGATAACATCCCTACTAAACCAATAAGAAATAAGTCAAATGCTGTACCACTTGCAGCACGTTCTATAAACCAATATTTTATTGCTTTAAATATTTTCATCTTCTTTTCTTGTCGTTATTTTCTTTTTGTATCCACTCTAAGTCCTTCATAAAATCTCTCATTTCCAACTTAATAGTTTGAAAATCTTCTTCTAATTTACGTTGAGCCGGCCAAGTGTATTTTTGCTCATTTTCTTTAAGTTTCTTTATAGCTGTATCATTAGCTTCAATCTTAGCACTTAGTGTATAGTAAGACCCTACAATAGATGCAAACATTGCTAAAAAACTAATCACCTGCATTGGGGAGATAGAAAAATCTGCTTTACCATCTCCATTGATATCTATATTGCTCATTTAAGTTTATGGTATATTTGGATTGTTGTATATACTATAGCCAAAACTAAAGAGACTGCTTGTAAATATGGGTTGATACCATCTAATACACTAACGTATAATGCTACTATATTCAGTCCGTATGTTTTAATATCATTCACTATCACTTTCGTCTTCTACTTTTGTAAAAGAACCATCTGATAAATCCACATTTATCTTGCCGTACTTCTCTTCAAGTTCCTTCTTAGTTTCTTCTTGTTGATTCTGAATTACGGAGTATGTGTAGAGCAAAGAATGTTTCTGTATATCCAATACCCCTAAATCGTGGAGGATAGCACCTTTTTTAGCTTCTTGCTCTTTTAATACTTGTAATTCTTTTTCTTCTAATTTACTCATCTTATTATATTTTAAGGATTATCCTCAAATATACGAATTATCCGGTAATTTGCTTTGTTACTACCGTAGGATTTATCTTTTCAGCAATTTGCGCGTCAATAGCATCTTTTTTAGCTTGTACTTCTTCTTCCCCCATTGCAGCTTCTACCCATCCGTTAATCATATCTTCGGTGATGTCCGCGAAGGCAGTAAAGTCTGAAAGGTCTGAAGTATCCAAACCAATAGTCCCATAGGTTGACCCTACGTTACCATCAGCATCTTCGCCAGTTAATCGCCAATGAACGTTGAATATAACATCAGCGTTGCCATCTAAATTTGGGTAGGTATCTACCGTTTTATTGTTCCAAGTGTAAGTCATTTTTTAAGGTATTAATGCGGTTACTTCTGCAATTTGTTCTTCCGTAAGAAGTGCAACAAAATCCTCTTTCCCCATCATAATCTCCAAATGCTCAATGTTTCGGTTGATGGTGTCGGTTTGTTCTTCTGTTGGCGATTCAATACCTTGTAACTCATTGATAAGGTTTACTGAATCATAAAGTGCTGAAACGTGTTTTTCTGTAAATTCCATTTTTTAACTTATTTGTTGTTTTAAACTTTCTACTTCTGCTTTTAGTTCCTGAATAGCTTTTACTAATACAGGCACTAATTTTCCATAAGATGCTTCTAATTTTTCGGGGTTGTTTTTATATACTAATCCTAAATAATCTTCGCATCCGTATTGTGATTGTGCTTCGTCAAGTTCTTGCGCTATAAATCCTGCATCTTTAACACCTGACATTGTACCATCTCGTCTGTCCCAATCAAACTTAACTGGGCGCAAAGCATCTACAAAATCTAATCCAAGTGGTAAATCTTCTACATTGGTTTTATCTCTTGCATCGGATAGCGATGAAATTGTTTGGGTGTTACATCTTAACGATGTTACGTTTCCATTCCCTAAAGTGATTTCATTTGAAACAGTAGCACTTGATGGTTGTGCATTAAATCCAAGAACTGAATTATTACCTCCAGTAGTTAAAGTCGTAGCAGCATTATATCCTATAAGCGTATTATAAGTACCAGCTGTTAAAGCTTCTCCTGAACTCATACCAAGACCAGTATTATAACTACCAGTAGCCAACCTTCCTGATGAATACCCAATGAATGTGTTTCTTTCTCCAGTTGTTAATGTAAGACCTGTATAAGTACCATAACCAACATTATAACTTCCAGTTGTAACATTAGTTAAAGATTGAAAACCAGTTGCAACATTATGGTTACCTACTGTATTATCATATAATGCCTCAAAACCATTAGCCACATTATAACTTCCGCTTGTATTGCTATGTAATGCACTCCTTCCGATAGATACATTTCGTATTCCAGTAGTGCTTGTTACTAACGCATTTAATCCAACCGCTGTGTTTTCATAACCTGTGCTATTACTATAAAGTGCACCATTACCAAAAGCTGTGTTATAATAGCCAGTAGTATTATAATATAATGAATTTGCTCCTCCAGATGTATTGCTATTACCTGTTGTATTACTATAAGATGATTGATACCCTAAAGCCACGTTTCCATAACCAGTAGTATTACTTTGTAATGCTTTAGGACCACTTGCTGTGTTATAATATCCAGTAGTATTATTTAACAAGGCATTTAATCCAATAGCTACATTATTATTCCCTGTTGAGTTACTACGCAATGAATTTAATCCAACGGCAGTATTATAACCTCCTGTGGTGTTAGCAGTTAATGATAAGTAGCCAACAGCTGTATTTTCATTGCCTGTTGTATTAGCCGACATCGCGCCATATCCTGTTGCAGTATTATAAGTACCAGTTGTATTATAAGCTAATGCATCTCTACCAGCAGCTGTATTATAACTGCCTGTTGTATTATTTAATAAAGATTCCTGACCAATAGCTGTGTTATAATTACCAGACGTAAGTGATGCTAAAGAATTACTACCAAACCCTGTATTATAAGTACCAGTAGAAGTACCTAAATTTCCCGCATTTGTTCCAATAAAACTGT